TCAGAGGTCGAACTCGCCGGCCTTCGCGCCAGCGATGAACGCCGACCACTCGCTGTCGGTGTAGCGGATGGTCGCCTCGTCGGGCCGCTTGCTGTTGCGGACCTCCACGCCACCGTCGACGCGACGGAACTCGACGCAGTTGTGCTGGTTGCTGAAGCTGGACTTCACCCAGCCGTCAGACTGCTGGTGTACGGTCATCGTGTCGTCTCCTTGTTCTCGATGACATCGGCGATGAGCCCGGTAGTCTCGGCTGGGCTCATCGCCACCTCGCGCAGGGTATCGACTGCGCTCCCGTAGAGCGCCACCGACTTGGAGTCGGTGATCGTCGCAGACATACCGTAGTGCTCCAGGTACACGATCGGTTTGGTGCGCTCGAACTCCAGCAGCGACCACGGGCCACTCAACACCGACAGCGTCGGCCGATCGGCCGGCACCAGGTGCAACGTCACATTGTCCAGCTCTGCCAGTTTCAGCAGGTGCCGTAGCTGATCGGCCATCACCTCGTCGGGACAGACCGCATGCCGTATCGCGGCCTCGCCGATGAACGCGGTGACCTTCGGAGGCTTCGGCCTCGTGAGGACGTGCTGCCGACCGACACGCAACTGGGCGCGCTGCTCAGCATCGCCGCGTGACGCCCCGGATTCGGCCACCAGGTAGCGGGCGTAGTCGTAGGTCTGCATCAGCCCCGGCACGAGCATGGGCTCCACGGTGACGATGCTCCCGGCAGTGCGCTCGTACTCAGCCAGCGCCGCGAGCTGCCGGTCAACACCAGGCGCCAGCCAGTCCGGGTCGAGCGCATCCCGCGCCAGGTCCAGCAGGCGCGACCGCTCGTCACCCTGCACGCCGAGCGCTTGGAGGACCTGCGCGGTGTCCGCCTCGCTCGGGATCAGCTTGCCGTTCTCCCAGCGAGAGACGTGGGACTTCCCGCGGTTGATCCTCGCCCCGAGCTCGTCCTGCTTGAGCCCTGACCGCTCGCGCGCCTGCCGGATCTCTGCGCCGAGTGCGCGCGCTCTTGGCGTGTCGGAGTTGCTGGCCATGCAACTCATCATACGGGGCTACACCGCGTAGCAAGGGGTTCAGCCGAACGGATCATTGCCATTCTGTTGCGTGCAACCGAGACTAGTTGCACGCAACCAGCAACCCGCTGGAACCAGCATACCGGGACGGGGTCCGTGATGCAGCGATACCTCTGGCAGCAGGCCGACGGAGCACGACACGCCTACGACACCGAACAGGGCGAACCCGAACTCGGGCGACCACTCGCCACCTTGTGCGGCGCCACGGTGGTGCCTCGCACCCAGGACTACGTGCCCGGCATGTGGCTCGACCCGACCTGCGAGGCGTGCGAGGACGCACTCGTGGTCGTGGCGGGCTGGTCAGCCGAAGAGATGGCCGTCCTGCGTGGCCACCGCGACAGGAGGGTGTCCGGTGCTCAGTGATGCCACGCCCATCTTCGACGCCGTGGTGGATGACCGCCCAACCATGCAGCTGTGGCGGCTCGAGCCGATCTGGCCCACCGTCGACGACCTCCGCGCAGCCGAAGCGCGCGCCGCGCTGCGGGAGACGACACGGCCGTCGGTGAGCGTGCTGCGCGACGTACTCGACGGGCTCCGACGCCTGGCCGTGACCCCTGACCGCTCGGGTGGTGTCCCCGCCCCACCCGAGCACCCTGCCCCGGTCGGCGCGGGGTGAGCCACCCCTCCCCCGACCCGGCCCCCGCGCCGACCGGACACCACCACCACGGAGACACCATGCACGCACGGGTAGCCCTCGCTGCCGCGACACTCGCCGCGCTCGCCGCCACACTGGCCTGCACCACCCGCATCGCTGGGATCGCCTCACCTGCCACCACGCCACCTGCCACCGCGCAGCCCGCCACCACGTCAACAGCGGCGCCCGCAGCCGAAACACCCCTCAACCTCGACGCACACCGCGGCACACCCTGCACATCCCTCACCGACGCGCAGGCCGCTCACCACCTGGGCGACGAGGTCGACAAACAGCCGGACCCCGAAGGTCTCGCCGGGCCCGGCTGCCGCTGGCAGTCCCCGCCCCCCGGCGCGTTCATCACGGTCAGCTACCCCCACGCCGACGACGGCCTCGCAGTCCTCCACCGCTATCGCGACCAGTTCGACACGTTCGAGGAACTCCAGGTCTCGGGCTACCCCGCAGTCGCCGTCAGCACCAGCGCAGTCCCTGACGCCTGCACCATCACCATCGGCGCGAGCGACACCACTCACCTCGCCGTCCACTACGCGCCCAGCAACACCGACCTCGGAGGGCTCACCGCCTGCCAGGCCGGGCGCAGAATCGCCAGCGAGGTGATGGCGAACATCGAAACGTCGCGGTAGCACAGAGAACGCCCCGCACGACAATAGAGCCCCCGCAACTGCCCAGGACGGCAGCGCGGGGGCTCTTGTCGAGCTTCAGGCGAGGGCGGCGGGCTGTGGCAGGACTTCCTCGATTAGCGCGAGCCACTGCTTCATCGACGGCTGCGTTCCGTTCTCGAACCGCACGTTCACATGCGCCAACAGCAGCGTGACCCGACTGGTCATCTTGTTCAGCTCGTCGGAGGTCAGGTAGTTCTTCGCGATCTTGCGGTCGGCCTTGGTCGGCCCGTTCTTGCCAGAGTGGGTCGTCAACGGCCGTCCGCTCGCGATCAGCTGCGCCGCATCCATGCCGATCGTCGACCGGTACAGCAGGTTCTGCGCCCGCGCGAACGCCATCCGCGTGGCGTCATCGTTCGGCGAGTAGTCGGTAGCCGTTTCGGCGATCAGGGCACGGAGGGTGCTGTACTCAGCCTTCTCCCGCAGGCGCTCGTAGGCCGTGCGCCGAAGGTCCGGCGGCGCGGCCTCCTCAACTTCGAGCAGGTAGGCCCGCACCTGCTTGGCGACCTCGCTGTCGCGGAGCAGCATGCCAACGTTGAGCACAGCCCGGCGGGTGAACAACGCCAGTGATCGGGCGTCAGGGTCGATCTCGTGGGATTCTTTGCGAATCTCACGCAGGTCAGAACCTCGGGCCACCCAACGACCATTCGCATTCAGCTCATCCCTGTGGCGGCTGACGAGGCTCTTGATGGCCTCGACTGAAACGCCGTAGAACGCTGCGACCGCTTCGGTGGTGGCGTGGGTGTCGTCGGGCAGCATGGCGAGCGCCCCGACCTTGTCGAGGACGTTGACCCGGGCGAGACGCACGTTACGCACGTCGCGAGATCCTAAGATGTCGGCGTCGGTGATACGATCCGCCATGTCGGTGGTTCCTTCCATCTGGGCATCGACCACGCCCCCGGCCGCTACTACGGCGCGGGGGCTTACTGTGTGTAACTCTACCGCCCGAACGTGACACGGACGGGAACCGAAACCCCGTTGACGTGCGAATGGCCCCCCAGTTGGCGGCTACGGATCGTTAAACGGTCGAGGTCTGATCGGTCCGGCATCTCCCTCCGTGACCGTTCCCCGCTCGCGGCCGACCGCGACACAGAGAACGCCCCGCGCACCAACTCTCACCGGCGCGCGGGGCGTCTCGTAGGGGGTATGCCGCCCAGAGAGGCAGGCGGCGTGCCGCGAGGCTACCCGGCCGCCACCCGCCCCGCACGACGAAAGCGCCCCCGCGCTCCACCCGACACCGCTAGGTCGGGGAGCGCGGGAGCTCTCTCACGGGCCACCCCTGGGGGCAGGCGACCCGGGTCTACTCCACGTCCACGTCGACCAGCTCGCGCGGGGTGTGCCGCGCCAACCAGCCGCCGCCGAACGTGATGCCGGCAGTGACCAGCGAGGTGACCGCGGACTCCACCACGGCGGCCACCGCCTCCGGTGTCTCACCGCCGAACACGAACTGCCCCAGCAGGGACAGCACGAACGCCGCCGCCGCAGCAGCAGCGGCGGAGGTCTTCACCTTCGCCTCGATGACGGGGGTGCGCTGAACGGTGTGCTTGCTCATCGTGTTGCCTCCTCAGAACTCGAAGTCCAGCGACCCGAACGCCTTCTCGCGCTTGAGCCGCGCGAGGATCGACTTGGGGCGGTAGGTGTAGTTGAGCTTGAACGAGCGGGCCTTGTCGGGCACGTCCACCAGCCACGGCCGCATCCGGTCGATGTCCATGTGCAGGGCGTCTTTCGCCACCCACTTCGCATCAGGCTGGTCCCCGTCGTTCGGGAACTGGCCGCGCGTCTTCGGGTAGCCCGAGCCCGCCCACTGGATGCGGGCGGCCATCTTCCCGACCGGGCAGTTGAGCACGACGTTCTTCGCGCCCTTCGGGACATGCACGGTCAGGGTGTTCTTGCCGGTCGGCAGTAGCACGGTTGTCTCCTTGGTCTGGTAGTAGCGCTGCGCCGGGTTGGCGCTGGGGGCCGAACCGCCCCCGCCGCCGACGGCTGCCTGGATGCGGGGGATGACGGTGTCGACGAGCTGGCGGATACGCACATCACCGGGGCACACCTTCCCCAGCACCCCGGACCACTTCACCCCGCCGGGCACGCGCCACTGGTCGTACGGGGCGCCCCGCGGCCGGTAGGACGATGAGTGGTCGCAGCCCTGCCGGTGATACGCCAGGCCCCGCCGGCCGGGTCGCGTGTCCGGGATCAGCACGGGCGGGATGTTGTGGGTGCGGCACACCCACACCGCGAGGTCCACCAGGGCGTCGATCTGCCTCGGCGACCACGGCCGGTCCGGGTCGCCCCCGTCGGAGGTCTCCACGGAGAGCACGGTGGGTTTGCCGTCGAGGTTCGCGTCGGCGCAGTAGGTGGTGTCCTGCCACTGGATCACGTACCCGTCCCGCACCCCGTCACTGCTTCCGCCGACGCCGAAGTGGGACTCGACCCCGTAGTAGCCGCCCTGCTCGAAGTAGGCGTCGGTGCCCGCGAGGCTGCCGACCATCGTGTGGAAGCAGAAGATGTCGTGCGAGCTCATGCGCGGCTCGGTCTGCCTGCCGAGCGGCTGATAGTCCGCCGCCGGAAAGATCGCCACCGGTCACTCTCCTGTTGTGTCGTCGGCCACGCACACCCACCACGTTTCGGTGAGGTACTGGCGGGACTGTGCGCTGTAGCCGTCGGGGCACGTCGGCCCCGGAGGCCCCTCCGGGCCGGGCGGTCCAGTCGGGCCAGGTGGTCCTTCCGGGCCGGTTGGCCCAGCCGGGCCACGCTCCCCCTCCGGCCCCCGTTCGCCTGGTTCGCCCGAGGGTCCGCGTTCGCCGTCGCTGCCATCGCCGCCGTCCTCGCCGTCGGCTCCGGGCAGTCCGCGGGGCCCGATCGGGCCGCGAGGACCCGACTCCCCCGCCGGGCCCTGTGGGCCTTGCTCGGGCGCGTCCACCACGGGCAGTTCACCCAGCGACCGCACCTGGTCCTCCAGTGCGGATGCTGCGGAGGCGTTGTCGTCGGCCTGGCGCAGCAGTTCGGACATGCGCTGGTCCTGCTGCTCGGCGTGGCCTTGGAGGGAGGAGTACCGCACCCCGAAGTACAGGGCGAAGATGGACAGACCGGCGAGCATGAGGGCGAGCGCGGCCCACACCGCCCGCCGAGCGGTCGGATCGCGTGACACCGCGCGCTCCGTGGCCTGGTCGATCAGGTCGCGTGCCTTCTCACCGGTCACGACTCCTCCTGTTCCAGGGAGCCGCGGATTTCTTCCAGCTCCTCCGGGCTGAGCTCGCCGTCGGCGAGCGCCTCCAGAATCCGCGCAGCCGTCGCGCTGGCGGCTCTCTGCGCCGCGGCGCGCTGCTCCCGTCGCGGCTGGACCACGGACGTCCAGACCATGACGAACGCGCCGGCCAGAGTGGACACGAGAGTCCCGATCGCCACGAGGAGGTCAGACACGTCACTCACAAACACCCCCTCGGGGCCGTGCTCAGTTGTGGATGGTGATGCGGCGGCACTGGTGCTCGCCGCCGTCGGGTGCGTTGAGGGCCACGCCGTGCAGGTGCGCCTGCCCGAACGTGGCCTGGTCGGTGTCGGCGAGGGTGTGGTCGATGACCAGCTCGCCGTCGAGGTAGCAGCGCACCAGCGGGCCGCGGATGTCCACGCGGTAGTGGTGCCACACGCCCTCGGCGGTGTCGCCCCACACCCCGGCCAGCTTGGTGACGGTGCCGTCCTCGCGCTTGTAGAGGCGCAGCACGGTGCCGTCCAGCTCGGCCACGAACCACAGGTAGTTCTGGCTGTCGATGGCGCGCAGGGTGATGCCGGTGCCGGACTGGCCGGTCCAGCGCAGGTCCGCGGTGATGGTGACGTCGGCGGCCCCGGTGGGCAGCACCGCGACATCGGCGGCGCCGTGGGTGGTGGAGGCCAGCAGCCCGTCCCGCACCGTGGTTGAGCCGCGCAGGTCCCGCCAGCCTCGCGGTGTCCCGTCGGGCTGGTCGAACACGGTGGCGGCCAGGGTGGTGTCGTAGTCGGTGAGCACCGCGAGGGTGCCGCTGGGTACCCAGCCGAGCGGGGTGTGCCCGCCGGTGGAGAGGTAGGTCAGCCGCAGCTCGGAGGTCTCGCCCTGCGCGTCCTCGGTGGACAGCGGACAGAACAGCCAGCCCTCCACCATGAGCGGGTGGGCGTAGGTCATCATGCCGCCGGGCTCGGCGCGGTGGATGGTGCGCGGCGCGGACACGGTGCCCTCGTGCAGCCAGCGGGCCACGGTGTGTCCGCCGGGGCCGCGGTAGACGATGACGAGCCGGTCGCCGTCCCAGCACGCCGACGGGCGGCCGGTGCCGGTGAACAGCCGTTCGGGGGTGTCCCAGGTGTCGCCGTCGCCCTGGATGCCGCCGATGCCGTCGGAGCCGCCCCACCGGTAGGTCACGGTGATCTCGTCGCCGGAGCGAACAGCCCAGGGCTCCTGGTAGGAGCGGGCGTCGCCGCCGACGAGCCGCGTGGAGTCCCACGTCTGGCCGTCGGAGCTGGTGGCGGCCCACACGCTGTCGAACGTCTCGCCCGCCTGGCGGCCGTAGTAGACGGCGAGCAGCCGCCCGTCCGGCAGGGCCACCAGGGGTGCGCAGATCGCGGCGTAGCCGCCGGGGTCGATGCGGTACTCCGGGCCCCACGTGGCGCCCTGGTCGTCGCTGCGGCGCACGTACGCCCCATCGGCCCGCGAGCTGGAAGTGCCCTTGAAGTACGTCAGGTAGAGCACGCCGTCGAGGTTGGCCACGCACGGGTCGCGCAGATCGGCGGTGTCGGTCAGCACGGTGCATGGCGGCGACCACGTCACCCCCAGATCGGCGGAGGTGGCAGCCTCGATCACGCCGTCGCGGGCGAGGTAGTGGTCCGAACCGCGGCGCCACACCAGCAGCAGCCGCCCGTCGTCGAGCTGAGCCACGCTGGGGAACGCCAGGTGCCCGGCAGGCAAGTCGAGCGGCACGGTAGGCAGGACGGGACGATAGGTCACAGGGGTCCTCTCAGGAGACGTTGACGGCGACGTTGTCGATCACGACGACGGGGGTGTTGAGCTGGTCGGCGCCATGCACCCACACCTCGCCGGAGGAGTAGAACCGCACCTGCACCGACGAGGTGTACGGGGTGGACACGTGTCCCGCCGCGACCGCGGCGGACGCCGACGGCCGATACCCCTCGGGCAGGGTGAACATGTGCGACGACGAGCCGACGGTGTCGGTGCCGTCCGGCTTGCGGCCGTCGACAGTGCCCTTCACCTCCACCTGGTCGCGCACCGGGTCGTAGCGAAACTGGCAGTCAGTCCAGCCGGACCCGAAGTTGTGCCAGTCCCCGACGAACGTGACGGGCAGGAAGTCGGTGGGGACGAGGTCTTTCGCGCGGATGATCTGCCCGGCGTACAGGGGCACGGCTACCTCCTACAGGGCCAGCACCGACGGGCGCGCGAGCTTCACGCTGCTGCCGGGTGTGTGCGGTTTGACGACGCCGTTGACGGAGCGCACGACGGTGAACTGCTGGGGGTTCGCGATGGTCAGGCCACCCCACGAGACCTCGGGGTTGGTGTTGGTGTTGCCGGCCGACAGCACCGCGCCCAACCCGGCCCGGCCCGGGGCGAGCACGTGCGACAGCGGGGAGCCGACCTGCCAAATGTCTGGCTCTCGCGCGCCCCGCTCCCACGCCTTCGCGCGGGCGTACTCACCGACTACCTGCACCCGCAGCATGAGCGGGTCACTGGCCTCGTAGGTGCCCAGGATGACGGTGCCCAGCACTGCGGTGCCGCCGTTGACCTCGTACAGCGACAGGCTCACCTCGCCGGTATCGCGGTACTCCACACGCGCGGCGATGTAGTCGCCGACAGCCTCGCGGGCCCGCACGGAGGCGTTGATCCACGACCCGGTCGCCACCTGGTTCGTCTGGACGTTCACCGTCAGGTCCACGTCCAGCAGGTCGTAGGGCAGGTACGCGACGCGGAACACCCCACCGGCTGGGTTGGCGATACGCCCCCGCCCCAGCGACACCGAGAAGTCCTCATCGAGCGCGGGGTCGATGTCCCACTCCACTCCGGCGGGGTTGGCGCCCCAGCCCATCAGGACTCGCCGCAGTAGCGAATGGAGATGAACGTGGACTGCCCGGACACCGGGACGTTGGTCATCTCCGCGCCGGTGCCGTTGTAGAACCACACGGAGATCGTTTGACCGCCTTCGAGTGGCAGCTCCGTGGAGCAGGTGGGCGAGTAGTAGTCGCTGCCCGTGCCGTACAGCGAGCCTCCGCCATATCGGGCCGCCTGGGAGACTCCGTCGCTGATGGCGATGTGCCGCCCGCCCGTGGCGTTGGAGCCACCCCGCACTGCGGCGGAGATCGCGTACGACCCGGAGGTGACGATGGTGAAGGTGTCCCCAGCGGCGTTCACCACGACATGCGGGGAGGACACCACGCCGGTGTCGAACGGCACCTTCGACCACCCCACGGGATAGTCGTGGAGCGAGGAGGCCAGGTAGCGGCGACACAGTGTGCCCCGCCCCATCGCGTTGACGTTGTCGACGACGTTGTTGTACTCGGCCGCCGAGGCGATCCCGCCCGGCTCCGCGTACGACATCGGCTCCATGTCACTCTCCCCACGTCATGGTCTGGTCCCACAGGCCGCGCTCGGGGTCGTCCCACCGGCCCACATCCCCACGCCCGAAGTCGTCACTGAGCAGGGAGCGGACGCCGGTGACGGTGACGTGCTCCCCGCCCACCGTGACGTCGAACGGCAAGTGCTCGGTGTCCTCGACCCAGCGCGGCCCGTCAGTGGTCAACACCGGCAGCGTCGTCGCCGTCGCGTCCACCGCGGCGACCAGTTCGGACCCGGCGGTGTCGGCGCGGCCGTACACCTCGTCGTCGAGCACCCCGACCTGCCACGCGCTCGCGGGGGTGCCGTTGAACTCCAGGCGCCACCGGATACCGTCGTGGGTCTCGGTGTAGCCCTGCACGATCACGTCGGCCACCGCGTCAACCCACCGCGACGGCAGGCTGGTGACCTGCAGCCGGTCGCCGACGTCCACCCGCGCCAGGGTGGCCGCGAGCTCGGGCTTGTGGTGCAGGTCCACCGCGATCGTCGGGTAGCGCAGCTCGTCAACGGTGCCGAGATGCTGGCGCCACTGCGCCTGCCACGACACCTGCGCATCATCAGCCAGCGACAGCGTGTAGGACGCGTCGTAGCGGCCCACACCCTCCGGTGGCGGTGTGGCCGCCAGGGGGCCGTCTCGGCGCACCGACCGGAAGGACGACCCGTTCCGCCTGGTGACGGTGACGTCGTTCTCCAGGGCGGCGTCGTCGTCGATCGGCTCGAACGGCGCCACGATCGGATCGGTCTCGTAGTCGAGCACCACCGGGGTCTGGTTGTACAGCGACACCCGCGTCCGGTAGCCCAGCGCGGCGGCGTCGCGGCGGTCGTGCAGCGACCCCAGATCCGACTCCGCTGCCTCGTCCAGCAGGGTGTCCAGCGACCCCACCTGCTGCACGTCCAGCGGCTCACTGCCCTCCGGGGTTCCGGCGATGAGCACCGGGTGCTGCTCCTCGGCGCCCAACCGCTGCAACCGGTCGACGGTGTCTTCGCCGGCGTGGCCGTGGAAACCGTCAATGATCCCGTTCCACAGGTTCTCGGTGTCGCGGTTCATCACCGTCACGTGGCCAACCGCGGTGCCCTGCAGGTCGCCGTACGGGGTGATCGCCACCGACGTGGCCGAGCCGAAGTCGTGCCCCAACAGCGTGCCCGAATACACTCCCCCCACGGTGGTGGTCTCGACGAACTGGAACAGCTGCCAGTCGATGTCGCTGCCGTTCTGCAGCAACCAGAGGCCGAACAGCGCGCGCGTGCCGTTCAGCGCGAACGCCCCGTCGACCGAGGCGAACACCAGGTCGCCGTCAGGGTCGTAGACCTGGATCTGCGCGGTACCGGTCGGGGTGACCTGCACCCGCCACTCCGCCACCGACCCCGTGGTGGCCACGCTGATCACGGTGGTGTCAATGGCGACACCCTCCTCGGGCACATGCACCAGCGCATACACCCGCAACTCCCCCGTCTGTGGGGCCAGCGGAACAGTGCCCACCGCAGCGGTGATGTGGAACTCCGGCAGTGCCTCGGAGGCCACGAAATCCGAGTAGGCGGCGTAGTCGATGTCGCGCACGTGGTAGCCGGGGATGCGCCCCACCCGCATCGCGGGCCCTCCGATGCCGGAGGCGAACTCGGTGGCGTTGGGGCCGTCTTCCATCGGCCAGTAGGCGATGGTGCGGTGCGCCTGCCCGGGGTTGGTGGAGGCCCGGAACATCGCCGACCGCAGTGGGGTGCCACTGCGGTCCACCAGCCGCCGAGCCCCGTACGCCTCGATCGGGGTGCGGGCGTTGTCCGGGTCGGACCAGCGCGGCGGCCATGCCGACACGTGCCCCGTGAACCGGATCGCCCCGGCGAGGTCCTCGCTGTACGGGGAGCCCTCGTAGGTCCAGACGTTGCCCGCGACGTCGGTGAACTCGTCGGGGGCGGTCATGCCGGGCTCCATGCCCGCGAAGTCCGCCTCCGCCACGATCGGCCCGTCTGCGCCGTCGCGGAGCTGGAACCCGTAGAAGTGGCCCCGGTACACGTCCCAGCCGCTCCACCCGGCCGAGCCGACACCTGCGGTGCCGATGGTGATGGGCGCGTCCCCCGCGTACAGGGGATAGTTCGACACCCCTTCGATAGTGATCGTGGTGAGGTAGCTCCACGGCCCGTCGAGGGTGTCGGCGCGGTACCAGTCGTAGACGTGCGACCCCGTGGTGTTCAGGGTGTCCACCACGACCCGCAGCGCGGTGCGGCCGGTGATACCGAAGTAGTCCCCGACGATGTAGGAGTTGTGCCGGTTGTCGTTGTCCCCATCCGGCGACCAGCGGAAATGCACATTCCCGGAGGGGAAGACCACCACTTCCCAGATGAAGTTCCCGGTGTTCCACACGGTGCGCGCCACCACGATCTGCGGCGCGTCCGGGGTCCACGACTCCGGCTCCACATCGAAGCGCACATCCATGACCCCGGGCAGGTTGAACTCCGGCCTGTTCGGGGTGGCGACGTTGGAATGGCTGCTGCTGGTGGAGTCGCCCAACAGCCGGGCCACCACCTCCGGCTCACCGACCCGCACCCGCACCGGGGTGTTGCGGCCGATCAGCCCATACAGCGGCGACACCGGATTGCGGGGGCTGTAGCGGCCGTCGGAGTTGTCCAGCGTGAACGACAGCCGAGCCGGGGACGCCGACGACTGGTAGTCACTCCGGCCGCGGGTGATGCGCAGCTCGTCGGACACGTCCACATCGCAGGTGATGTCGTTCCACCGGCCACTGTGGAACAGCTCCACCGCCACCGGCCACAGCCCGCTCGCGTCGGGGAGCATCACGACCTCCCCAGGTACTTCTGCACGTCCCCGCCGCCGTGCGCGATTTCCTTGCGCAGCGTGGTGACCAGCTCGTCGCGGTTGCCGACGTAGTTCGGGAAGTTGAACGTGTACGACACGTCGCCGCCGCGCGCGATGGATGGGCGGCCCTGCACCATGCTGGCGCCGCCATCAGCGAACTGGCGGACCGCGGGGGCGAGGCTGTAGCCGAACTCACCGGCCACAGTGGCGAGGATGTCGGTGGAGCGCGCACGCTTCGATTCGGCCAGCGGGATATACGCCTCGCCGCCCGTCTCGGGCTCGGCCCAGACCCGCCACGCACCCGCCGGGGCGATCTGCGCCCGGTGGTCCTCGGAGCCGTCCGCGAACCGCAGAATCCCGCCGTCTTCCATCCCGAGGGCGCGCATGGCGGTCATCGCCGCCAACGCCTGCCCGGGGATGATGGCGCTCAGCGTCATCGTCCGGGAGATCGGGATCGAGTTCACGAGGTCGAGAAGAGCGCGGATACGGACGGACGCCTGGCCAGTCCTGGCGTGGATGTTCGCGGTGTAGTTGCCGCGATAGTCCTCGGCCTCACCCCGAAGATCGGCCACCCGGCCGCGAAGGTCGCTGGCCTGGGCTGAGGTGAGAACACCTTGTGCGACCCACTGCTTGAGCTTGAAGTCGAACTGCTCGAACGACAGCTCACCGTTCAGCGCGGCCTGCTCGGCACCGGAGATCGCCTCGGCGAGATCCCAGGACGCCTGGCGGGCCTGCGGGCTGTCCGCCGTATACGTCTCGACGGCCTCGGTGTAGGCCCGCTGCGCCTCGTCGACATCCCGAACCGCCTGCCCGAGCGCGAACACGGGGTCCGTGGCCGCCCGCTGCGCCTCCAGGTAGGTGTTCAACGCCTCGGTGGCCTGGTCGGTGGAGCTGGCGGCCGTTTCCATCGCGTCGGCGAACTGCGGCAGCCGGTCACGCAACTCCTGCACTGCGGGCCCGGCCAGCCCGGCCTTGTCCGCGACCTGCTGGAACGCTTCCTCCGCCGCCTGCTGGCCTTCGCTCTCCGCGATGCTGGCCAGCGCCGCATCCAGTGACGACAGCGCGGTCTCGGCCTCGCCGAGGGTGGTGGTCAGGGCGTCCATGCCGGGGATCTGTTCGCCGATCTCGTTGAAGAACCGCGTGATCCCCGTGTCGTTGAGCATGTCCAGGGCCTGCCCGACACCTGAAAGGTCCTCGCCGAAGGTGTCCAGCAGTTCACCGGAGACCCGGCCGGATTCGCTGAGTGTCCCCAGCGAACTCGCCAGCTTCTCGACCTCCGGATTGAGCCGGAACATCTCGTCTGCGGCGACCCCGACGGCTAGGGCGATCGCCGCCCCAGCGGCGCGGAACCCCTTCGCCTTGGTGGCTGTGTTCTGCATGGAATCGCCCAGGCGGGCCACCGACCCAGCGACACCGGACACCGCCGACCGGACCACGCCGACGGCCTTCATGGCCGCAGTGACGGCCAGCCACGCGCCGGCCATCGTGCCCAGCGCCGGGGCGATCGGTTCGATCACCGCCAGGACTGCACTCAGCAGCTCGAGCGCCACCCCGAGCGCGGAGGAGAACCCCGGCAGCGCGCCGCTGGTGATGCTGCCCAGCGAGTCCAGCAGGCCACCGACCACGTCGGCCACCTGGTCGCCGTGCTCAGCCCACAGGGTGGTCAGGTCCCCGAGGATCGGCGCGATCCCCAGCAGCACCTCGTCGACCAGGTCCCCGAGGTGGACGAACCCTTCGCCTGCCTCGTCGCTGTAGTCGGACAACTCGGCGGCCAGGTCACCGACGGTCTGCCCGAGCTGGCCCGCGAGCCCCCGGAACCCGGACACCGCTGGGCCCGCGTTCTCGATGGCCTCCACGAACCCAGGCATGGCCCGCTCGGCCATGTCGGTCAGCGACCCGACGAAGTCCTCCACGAGCGGTTCAGACCCGGCGAACGCCGCCCGCAGCTGCGGACGCAGCCGCTGGAACGCCTCGTCGATCTGGTCTGCCGCGCCCACGAGTTCGTCTTCGAGGACGGCGGCGTCGTCGGCGAGATCGTCCGACAGGGTGCTGCCCAAGCCCTCCCAGGTGGCCCTGAGCGCCTCGGACTCCCTCAGGCCGATCGCGCCGACCCCGATGAACGCGGCGCCGAGGCCACCAACGAGCGCGCCGGACGCCACTGAGGACGCTGCGGGCAACCCGGCGATGATCGCGGTCGCGAGCGCCCGGAACTGGACGTTCGCCCGGCGGGCCACCCGCTCAGTGGCCCTACCCTGCCGCTCCACCGACTCGGTGGCGCCATCGGTGGCTGTGCTGAGTCGCTGTTGGTCGGCGATGTACTGCTCGGTGAGCACGATAGCCCGCTCGCGGGCGGTGGCGTGGGAGCGCTGCGCCGACGCCAGCTGCTCCTCGGCCTGCGCCAACTGCAACGCCGACGAGCGGCTGTTCGAGCGGACCTGGTTGAGCCTGGTCTCGGCGACCCGCACCCGCCCGGCGGCGTCCTGCTCGGCGGAGAACGCGGCCTGCACCTGCAAGCTCGCCTTCTCCAGGTCGGAGGTGGCGCGGCCAGCGGCCCGCATCGACGCCACGTACTGCGCGATCTCCGCTTTCAGTTTCACCGACACGGTGCGCTCGGCCACGCCCACCTCCCGTAACACTCGAATCGGACACGGCGATAGGCGGGTGACCCACACCGGATGGAGGACCAGGCATGAACGACACGACGAAGAAGGTCAGAGCGGCGCGCGACATCATCGTCGGCGGGCTCTTCGTCGCTCTCGTCGTGGGCGGCCTGCTCTTCCTCCTCGGTTTCGCGGTGTTCGCCGCGCTCGAGGGGCAAACCGGGGTCGCGGTCTTCGCTGGCGCGATGTTCGTCATCGTCGCCCTGTGGAAGCTGGCGTCGAAGCGCCGCTAGCTCTTCAGTTCGACCGGCCAGCCCCGCAGCGCGTCAGGCACATCGGCCTTGTGGTACTCGCGTTGCTTGCGCTGTACCGCGTCGCAGCGGTGGCAGCGGTGCGGCGGGTGCGCCACATACCGGCCCTCCGCCTCCGGTGCCGCAGTCTCCGGCAGCCAGCCGCCGCACCCGGAGCACACCTGGCCCTCGTACTCCAGCAGCGCCAGCACCCGGGCGCGTTCCTCGTCGTCCCACTCGACCTCGCGGGTGGTGATCGACCGGACGAGCTTCGGCTTGCCGTAGTAGCCGTGTCGCTCGTAGATGTGCTCGGTGACCTCCCGCGGCTCCCACCCTCCGAGGCGCTTCTGGGAGATCCCGAGCCTGACCGCCGCCTCTACGTCCCGTCGGAGTTCGTGGTGATGCGCGAGGCGGTCCGCGAGAAAGGGACGTTCACGTCCCTACGGTTGAGCCCCCACGCCGCGTCCGAGAGCTTCCCGAACTGGGCGTCGGTGAGCTTGTCCAGCAGCGCCTCCAGCTGGCCGGCGTCGAGCACCGGTTCCACGATGCACTGGGCCACCAGGTCGTCGAAGAACGTCGACGAGTCCAGGCCCAGCATCCGGTCGGCGTCGTTGCCCTTGCGCGGCGGGTGCGACTCGACCAGCTTGCGCCAAGGCTTACGCGGCAGCGCCCGCAGCAGCACTGTCAGCGTGGAGGACTCCATCTGCTGTTCCAGCTCACGCATCTGCCTCGCCAGCGCCGCCTCCTCGGCCGAGCCGGTGAGCCTGCGATCGCCGCGCTGCTTGGCCTCCGACAGCTTCCGCTCCAGGGTCTCCCACTCGGCCTGCAGGTCGCCCCGCAGGCACAGCTGCACCGTGGCCTCCGGCAGCTTCGCCGACTCCAGCAGCGCGGCGACGTCGTTGCTGTCCATGCCGCTCACGCCGTCGTGACGGTGCCGTACACGGTCGGGCCCGTGATGAACGGCTTCTGCGTCGTCTTGAGCACCGAGTTCGCCTCGGGCGGAAGGTCGTTGTACTGGCCGGCCTTGATCGGCGACACCAGCACGACCTGGCCGTCCGCGTAGGCGTCGTCGAACGCGATCCCGCGACGCACCACCAGGTAGTGCGTCGAGCCCGGCACGAGGGTGTCTTTGGCCTTGTTGTCGGTGTCGGCGTTCGGGGCGTTGGTGTTGTCGATGTAGGTGAGGCTCAGGGTCCGGGTGTGGCGGCCGGGCTGCTCGTACACCTGCTTGGAGCACAGCCGCTCGTCGTTGACGACCTGCTCGTCCAGCCCCGGCGAGTAGCCGTCGGAGGTGAGGTAGCAGGAGATGTCGACGACACCCGAACCGGTCAGCTCGGTGACCGTGGGCGCGGCCGTGTTCGCGATCGCGGGCACCAACAGCACCGACATGTTGCCGTCGGCCGGGGTGGAGGGGATCTCAACCATCAGTGGGCTCCTTCGGGGACTCGACCGCGACGGCGGCCTTCTTGCGGGGGATGTGGTGTTTCGCCCGTCGCGGGCGGTCGACCGGCGGATACCGGTCCTGCTTGACTCGTGTGAACCGGCTCTGCTTGAGACGCCAGTCGGTCTCGGGCACGTCGAATTCGTGCCCCGTCGAGGGGTCCTTGACGCGGACGAACATCACGATCACGCCCGCACGGCGTAGAAGTTGACGCTGGCGGAGGAGGCGGTGACGTCCACGAGGTTGTCGCTGGGGTCGGCCAGCGCCCGCGGGAATGGGCCAACCGCCGCCATTTCCCCGGCGGGGATCGACACCGACGTCACGTCCGGCTCGTCCTGCCCCCACCGGGTCGTGCCGGGCACCGTCACCGTGACGGTCACGGCCGCCGCGTCGTTGTTCTGCACCACCAGCACCAGCCGGTCGTCGGGCGCGAGCGAGTCCGGCCCCGCGGTGGCGGCCGTGGCGGACAGCACCGTTCCGCCGAGCTTGGCCTGCTGGTGAGGGATGTTCGCCATCGCGTTCTCCTCGAAGTCTCAGGCGTAGGACACGAAGTGGTAGGTGTCCACCGCGAACATGGGATGCCGGTTGGTGTCCGGGTCGGTGACATCGGTGTCCGGCCGCACCGGGATCGACGTCTCCCGCCGGATCGGGCCACACGACCGCCCCACCACCACCGGGCGGGCGTCGATCAGCAGGGCGCGGGCGGCATCGGCCACGATCAGCGCCGACTCCACCGTCAACCCCACCGACGTGACCTGGAACCGCCAGTCGGCGCGGTCGGAGGTGGCGCACAGCCGCGTGGAGCGCTCGTTGCCGGTGTCGCCGAACAGCACCGCGTACGGGAACGTGGGTCGGTCGGGGACCTGCCCGTCGTGCAGGGTCACCGGCAGCCCGGCGAGCAGGTCGAGCACGGCCTGGTGGTGGTCGAGGATCACAGCGTGTCCTCCACGACCCGGATCAGCGCCAGCTCGAACCGGGGTTCCTCTCGATCTGCGGGGCCGTTGACGCTGAGCACGGGGCCGTGCCGGGAGGTGCCGGTGTACAGCAGTCCGAGCGGGCCCTGCACTCTGCCCAGCTCGGGGCCGATCTCGGCCTCGGTGTCGCTGAGCATGTCGTAGCCGTGCGCCCGCGCGAAGTGCCGCGTGTCGCCTGCCGATTGGGCTTCGCGCTGCATGTCGTTCTTGATGTTCAGCGCGCCCTTCGACACCACCTGCCGAACCTTGTCCCGCAACTCCTTCGGGACGTCGTCGAGGTCGTCGGCGAGTTCCCGCGCCCCGTCGATGTCGAGCCGCATCAGTCGGCCACCTCCTCCACCACGAACCGGGTCGCTGTCGCGAACGTCTTGCGGTCCGCCGAGCGGATCCGCAGCACGCGGCCCACGTTGTGTGGGTCGAACGAGCTCGTGATCTCCACGAGGTGATCCACCGACACCGCGGCGCTGCCGTCGACCGGCAGGTGCAGGAACAGCGGCACCAGCGTCCACTGGTGCTCGCCCGCGTCGGGGGTGGACGGGTATCCACCCTTCGGCTGCTGCAGCTTGCACTTGCCCTCATACACCGGCTGTCCGTACACCGGGGTGACCACGCCCGTGGTTGGGTCGGTGGTGTCGCCGACGATGGGCCGGATCACGCACGAGTCGTGCATCACGGCTTCGGCTGCCCGGCGGCCGGCCAGTACGGCCTCCTGCGCGCTCACAGCGTGCCCCATGGGTCAGGCTCGGCCGGGGACACACCGGCAGGTTGGATGGTCCACGCACCGGTGGAGACCGACGGTGACAGCAGCTCCCATTCGGACGGCAACAGCCCCAGTTGCCCGGAGGCGGTAGAGCTGTCGCGGGTCCAGGAGTAGTCGTCGATCCGTTCGGAGAGTTTGCCGTCCGGGTTGCGCAGCACCCGGATGATCGCGGCGCACTCGACACGCACCACGAGCGCTTTGTAGTCCGGGTCGGTGGCCACGTGGTCGTCGAATCCGGGGATCCGTAGCCGGATTTCGGCTTCGAGGTCGTCGAGCCAGGCTGTCACTTGCTCTGTCTCGGTTGGGGTGAGGGGCCGACCTATGCGGGACTCCACGTCGCTTGTCGTCGCGACCGACATGACCGGCCCCTCCTCTCACTCGTCCTTGTCGGACTTGCGCGTCTCCGCGCGTTTCGTGCGCTTCGACGTCGACTGCTTGGCTTCGGCGCGCTGCCACCCCTGCGCGAGGTAGGTCTTCGCCGCGGCCTCGTTGTCGACCCGGATCGTTGCGTTCATCCCGGGGCGTCGCAGCTCGACCATCGACATCACGCCTGCGGGGTTGCGCCGGTGAGCCGGACGAACCGGTTGACGTCGCGGGTGATGAACCCGATCTCGATCTCGGCGCGGACGGCGAACATGTTGCGCTGCCAGAGGTTCAGCGAGGTGCCGCCGTCGTTGAGGGTGGCCTGGTCGGAGATGCTGATGGACACGCCCTGCACCTGACCCCAGCGCGCCGAGGCCCATTCGCCGCCGAACCCGACCGTCTCCGGCGTGCCCGGAGTGCCGACGGTGCCGGCCTCGTACACCGCGGTGGAGCGGTACGCCGGGCGGCCGAGGATGGAGCCGATGGAGCCCTCGTTCTGCAGGTCCGAGGTGAACAGCGGGCGGCCGTTGCCGTCCTTGGCGGACAGGGCGGTGATCTCACCCTGGGGGGACAGCGCCCACCCGGACAGGTTGCCGTCGTTGGTGGCCACCGACGCCAACGCGGCCAGGAAGCCATCGTAGGCGGTCTGGGTTCCGTCGACGTTCTCCACACTCGCCGTGGGGGCGCCGGTGAGGGTGTCGAAGTCGCTGCCGGGTGCGGTGCCGAAGAACACCGTGTTGTCGAACTTCGTGGCCAGCACGCCGGGCAGCCGGGACACGAGCGCGTTGTACAGGGCCGTCTTGTCGCGCCGGAACTGGTTGGAGAACGGCTCGATCACCGCGAGGGTGTACCCGCGCATGGTTTTGGTGTCGAGCGCGCCCCGCGACACGGGCTTCTCGTCGGTCTCGTTGACCCAGTTCGCGGTCGGGTCGCCGGTGATGACCTGGATCTCGGCGCCGTTGCCGGGCAGGTCCACGCGCGTGGCCAGCTGCATCACAGCCGACGCTTCCTGCGCGCCCTGCCAGATTTCGTTGGACACCGACGGCGGGAGCGTGACCCCCGACGTGGTGCGGTTGATGTCGATGCCAGCCATGACGGCTGCTCCTCTCGTTGTCAGATGAACGGTGCGATCGCGTCAGCGAACTGCTGCGCGGTCGAGGCGGCCCCGTTCCCTCGCGCCCCTTGCGAGCGGTCGGGCAGAGGAGCCTTCGGGCCGCCTTGCGCGGCGAGGTACGGCTTCGACTTGAGCAGGTCGGCGATGGCCTCGGTGACCGCGCTCTCGTCGACGTTGCCGTCGTCGTCGATCTCGATGCTGTCGAGATCCAGGTGTGCGAGGGCGTCAGCCGGGTCGTGCAGCTTTCCCGCGGCCTCGGCCTTGATGGCCAGGCGCTTGAGCTGCCCGTGCGCGCGGGCACGTTCCTCCGCGGCGGCGTCCCGGCGGGCTGCTTCGATGGCCTGCTCGTCTGGGGTCTTGTCCTTGTCGGCCATCTGCTGTTGGAGCTGTTCGAGCTGCTTGCGCAACTCGCGCGTCTCGGCCTTGGCTTCCTGCCGCTCACGCTTCATCGCGTCGAGCGCCTTCTTCCCGGCGTCGCCGAGCTGGTCGGCGCCCTCCGGGTCATCCTGCGCGCCGTCCGGCTGAGCGGTCGCTTCGGTGTTCACGTCGTCGTCGCCCTGCGCAGTGGCGGCGCCGTCGAGGGTGTCGTCCATGATCTCCCCTTGCGGAAGGTGGCGACCGCCGTTGCGGCGGTCAGATGATGTAGCCGTGCAGCCGCAGCAGCCGCACGACGTCGTCCCGCGAGCGGGCCTCGCGGTAGATCTGTTCCGGCATCAATCGCGCCGCGCCCTGCAAGCGCCTGCCAGCGACCCCGTGGCGCGTCGTGCCTGCCCTCGTGAGCCGCAGGTGTCCAGCCGTGTACATGCCGCGGCGGGCGTTGACCACCTGGTTGATGTCGGCGCCGTCGCCGATGGCTTCCCGTTCCGCCGAGGACAGGCCCTTGATCTGCCCGCCCTTGAACGCTGCCCTCGGGTCGGTGCGCAGGTCGCCGCCGACGTCCTCGGTGGACGGGATGTGGATGCAATCGCAGTTCGGGTGCCGCTGGAACCCGTCGCTGTAGCGGTAGAACCGCCCGGCGAGGATCACGCAGCGCGCGCACGACGGCAGGGTCAGCATCCGCACGTACCCGACACGCGGAGTCGCCGCCACTCCGATACCTGTGGCCACGCGAGCAGCGTCGGCGACCTCCGTCTGCGTGATCGTGTCCAGCCGGGACCGGCCCAGTCGCATCGCCTGCGGCACCGTGCGTCCCTCGCCGATGGCCTGCTTCACCCGAATGACCGGCTCCAGCAGCAACGACGTCAGCGACCGCCCATCGGCGGCCACGCCCACCAGCGCAGAGGAGTTCACCTCACCCGCGGGGTCGGCGTCGATGTTCTGCTCGTCCAGCGCAGCCTCGACGTAGGCAGCGCCCGCGGCGGCGGCGTTCTGCTGCGCCGATTCGAGCACCGGCAGCAGAGTTGACACGTACTGTGCGGTGTCGTCGAGCGCGTCAGGGTCGAGCAGTCTCCACGCGCGCCTGCCTGCGGCCACTGCGAGCGCGGCCAGCGCGCGCATCCGGCTCCGCTGGCTACTGGCTGCCCGCAGCATCGCTGTTCAGGTCCCGAGCGATCTGCTCCAACGTCGGATCCGCGCTCTGTTCACGCATGAACTGCGCGTAGCGCCGCATCTTCTCCGCCCCGTAGCCCAGCTCCTCCCAGGCGCCCTTGATCGGAAGTATCTTCGCCTGCACGAGCTTGACCACTGCGTCGGCATGTTGCGCCTTCGTGGGGGTTGCGGGGTCGTACCACAGAGTTTCGATGCGGTCGGCGTCCGAACCCACCCGGCGGTCGCGGAACAGCAGCGCGATCCGTAGAGTCTCCGCGTCCGATTCGCCGAAGTCCTCCTGCTTGAGCTCGGAGACCTTGTTAGTGCGGGACTCGCGCGAGCGGATCGCATCGGCCGATGCTGCGTCGTCGGCTGCGAGGCCGAAGTACGCCGCGGGAACGGCCGACACTCCGGACGCCAACCTGGCGTAGAGGTTGATCATCCGCTCGAAGTTAGACATCTCCGAGGCGTCGAACTGGAACGTCTTCGCGTCCTTGTTCTGCAGCGCCCACACGGCGCCGAAGTAGGCTTCCCACACCGGCAGCGGCTTGCCGTTGGCGTCCACGAAGTCGCCCTTGGCCGCGCCCATCACGCCGCGCTGCGGCACAGCGTGGGTCTCCTGCGCCACCTGAGCGTTCGTGAGCGACCGGGCCGCCGAGTCCACCAGCGGGATCACCGGCTCCATCTGCGACTGGCCCTGCAGCGTTCGGTGGCTGGGGACGGTGAGGCGGCGGCGGTTGAACTTCGGCACGACCGGCACCACGCCCAGCCCGTGGTCGTCTCGCGCATCCTCCTGCCACTGGCCGTCGTCACGGGTCAGCCAGATCGTGGTGTGCGGCAGGTACAGCGTGCCCCGCGTCGGCTGGCCGTTGACGACCTCGTACACCTTCGCCGCGGCGGACACTGCGCCCGTGCGCGGGTTCCGCTCGGTGATCATCTCCCGAGGCGACTCGGTGGTGATCAGCGGCAGGTTCGGGTTCTTCTCGTTGGTCCCGACGCAGTTGTAGGACCGGGAGAAGATCAGCGCGTCCAAGTCACCCAGGCGCGCTTTCGTCTGCATCTGGTTCGCCGTCCACAGCCGCCACAGCTCGTCGTCGCCTGACTCTTGGCCCGGGAACCGAAACCCCTTGCGCTTGAGACGCTCGTGGATGGCGTCCACGGCGATCTGGCACCAGTTCGCGATGACCGTGAACTTCATCAGATGCTCGGGGATGGCCAATCCCATCTGTTCGAGCCGCTGCGCGCCGTCGTAGTAGCGGTCCGCGAGCTCGAACTTGTGCTGGGCGTCCTCCAGCTCCTTGGTCAGCCGCTCGAACGTGTCGCGCTCCTCGCTGCTCAGGGCCACTCTTGACCCCCTTTCAGCGGAAGACGATCACTCGGGTGTCGGTCTGTTGTCCCCATCCGGCCTCGATCGCGTCGGCGCGGGCTTCGTAGGCGAGCGCGGCACCCACCACGGAGTCGATCTTGCGGTTGGACTGGTCGTGTTCCTTGCGGACCAGGCGGTGCCCACCCTTGCGGCGCACGTAGGCGTTGCCGAAGTGCTCCACGAACACAGGGTCACCCGAGTGCCGCACCGTGCCGTTCACCAGGTCCGTGCGCAGCCGGTCCAAAGCCGCGGCCATCTGCACGTCTCGGCGTGTCTCCCACGCCAGCACACGCTCCTCGCCGAGATCGGCGGCCAGCGCGTCAACGTCCGAGCGCCACTCGTGCGGGTCCGCGTACAGGCGGCTCACGGTGTACCGCTCGAACGCCTCCCGGACCGCGGCAAGCACGTCGGTGCGCGGCACCTCCCACCATGTCCCCTCGGGCCCGCTGGGCTTGGCCCAGATCCCCACCGGGAATAGGAACCCGTCGGACATGCGGGCGCCGATCAGCACTGTCGCGTCGTCGCGTAGCGACCCGTCGAACCCGAGAGCGATCTCCTCGCCGTCGGCAACAGCCTCTTGTCGGGCCTGGCGCTCCACCACGTCCAGCGGGATCCACGCGTCCTGGGTCGACAGCGGCCGGTTCAGGAAGTAGCGCGCCGCGGTCGCCTCGTCCGGGCACGACCGGGGGTCGTTCATCTCCCGGTAGATGCGGTCCAGGTCCATCCACTCCGCGGCCGCGCCGTACACCTGCCGCAACTGCGCCATCGTGTGATCGCGGTCGTCGATGTCGATGCGGCCCTTGGCCTCGCGGTGGTTGACGTATACCGACGGGGACAGCTCCTTGCGCCGCCACGCGGTCAGCGTCTCCTCGAACACCGATTGCTCCCCCGGCCGGTATGCCGTCGAGGTCTGCATCAACCACGGCTCCGCCATCTTCCGCTTGCCGAGGTTGCGTCGCACCGTGCCGTACATCATTTTCAGCTCGCGCAGCACGTACAGGTGCGTCTCGTCCGCGCACACCCACGTCTCTTTCCCGCCGTCCTTCGACGCCGAGCCCGCGGTGCAGGCGCGGATCTCCCCGCCGTGCGGCAGGTACAGGGCGGTCGCGGACTGGTACTGGCGCGACCCCGACACCCCGCCATAGACCTCGGGGTAAACGTCTGGACCCCACTCGCCCGCGATGAACGCGATGTTCTCGAACGTGTTCCCGGCCTGGGATTCCTCCGTGGCGAGACACTTCAGCAGCGGCGAGCGCACCGGCCTGCCGACAGGCTGCCCGTCGGCGTCCCAGCCGTCGAACCGCACCGGCCCGAATGCCTCCGCGATCCCGACGTGGCCGGCAACCTCCGACTTCGCGCGCCCCTTCGGTCGCGACAGCACACCTTCGTCGTACACGCGCCGCCCCGTCACCGGGTCGATGCGGTACGCCTCGATGACGAAGTCCCGCAGTTCGTCGTCGTAGTCCAGCGACTCGCCCTGCACGTCCCCGGGGCCGTGGCACTCGTACGCGTGGACCCAGTCCAGTAGCTCATACCCGAGCGAGCACACGTGCCCGTCGAACAGCGGGCCGGACCACTGCGTGTGGCGGCCCATCACGACCCGGCCTTGGCCTGGCGTGCCCTCTCCAGCGACGACACCGACCCGGCGCGACCCGATGCCTTGTACGCGCCACGGGCGCCACCGCGCTGCTGCGGCCGCTTCCCCGACGACTCGTCCGGCAGCCGCAGCGCGGCCAGCAGTTGCTTCATCTGGTTCGCGGTCTGGTTCGCCTTCACCAGCGCGTCGTCGACGTGCAGCTCGTAGTCCTCGGTCTGCACCCGGTGTGTCAGCTTCATCCACGTGTCCGCGTCGCCGCGCAGCACTGCGTCGAGCCTGTCGAGGCGGTCCTTGGCCCGGCACGCCTCCATCAGCTGCACTTCCTGTACGGCGTCGAGCTCGTGTTCGTCGGTGATGGCTTTCCACAGCGCCCGGCCGCCGGCGGCGAGCTCCGTGGGAGCGCGCTTGCCCATGTTGGTCTCCTCTTCCACCCGTTGCGGGTATCCGCGGCCGCCGTTGCGGCGGTCACGAAGCGTGAGGCTCGGCCACGGTGGGCCAACTTTTCAGGGGTCTGGACTGCGAGCCACCTCCCCGGCGGTCCACCTTGGCCCTGCTCAGGGGGTCACCCCCCACCCCTTGCCACGTTCAGCCGTGACGCTGAGTGGTGTTCGCGTCCGGTCTGCGCTCGTGGGCGTTCGCGTGTCCGCGTTGCCTGCTGCCTCGCGCGTCTCAGCGTGCGTGCCAGCCGCCGCGTTGCGCGGGGTCGGCTGCGGTCTCGCGTGAGTGGCATGGCTGGCAGAGTCCGCGGCCGTGGCGGGGGTCGTTGGGGTCGAGCCCTCGGACGACGAGTTCGCGTCGGCTCAGCGGGTGATGGTCAGCGTGGGCGCTGGGCGCTCGGTGGCAGCGGGTGCAGGTGGGGTCGCGGTCGAGGACTGCTCGGCGGAATCGGCGCTCGTGTGTGTGGTCGTAGCCGCGTTGCCGTGCTGTCCCTCGCGCGTGGTCTGCCTGCCGTCGGTGGGTGTCGCAGCGTCCGCCGGTGGTGACCTTGGGGCATCCGGGTGTGGGGCAGACACGGCCTGCACGGGCCATCGCCACCCTCCTCACGGAAGCGGCCCGGCATCCCTGGGGGTTGGATGCCGGGCCGTCGCACTCCCACGTGTGGACACACGTCACCCGCTGAAAGGATGATATAGCACGATGCTCACGCTGCGCTATCAGCCCTGGTGCGTGTCGGGATGGCGTCCAGGATGGCCTTGCAGCGGTCCATGTCGTACAGGGCTTTGCCGTCGTGGTGGCGTTCAACGGGGCAGCGGGCGCGGATGGTGTGGACAGAGCGCCCGGTGAGCACGGCGAGGGTTTGCCGATCGAGCAGGGCCCGCTTGCCCTCGTAGACCACGACGTGCCGGATCATGCCCGGACTGTACCTCCAGGCACTCCCATCCGAGCGAAGCTAGCTCTTCATCCTGCTCTTGCAGGTGGGCGGGCTCGCGCCGACCCGACGCCACGTGTTTCCCGCCAAGTCCTGGAACTCGATCTCGATGGCATACGGTTCGATGTCCCCCCGCAAGGAGAGTTCCGCGTCCCGCGCGCTGTTTCTCACCTGCCAGTTCGGTGCCGCCCACTCGATCTGGGGGAGCAGGACAGGCGGTGCAGACAAGTCCACGACGATCGGGTCTAACGAGCTCTCCGGTGGGTGCAGGGCAGTGATACGAAGATGTGTAACGGGTCTCGTCCCACTGTTCTTCACGAACGGGATTCCCTCGAAGCCATCGGCACGCCACCCAGAGGTCACGAAGTGCGCCGCGGCATACGCCGCTTCGAACTCTGTGTCCTGGCGGTGGCGGGTCTCCTGGTGCGCCACCCAGAGTGCGACACCTGCGGCGAACAGCGCGCCCAGGCCGCCGACCCACTGGCCCAGAGCTGCCCAAGGGCCCTCGTCGAGCAACAGACGTGTCACGACGATGACGGCCACGCCAACCATCGCAGAGACAACGATCCACACGACGCTTCCGCGCGTCATCAGCTTGCCTCCTGCGCGAGCCGCAGATGAATAAGAGAGGTGCCAGCATACGTCTCGCCGCACGATGCGCACTTCACTCCGCTGGCGTCGTCGAGCTCGAACACCGAACCTCCGCAGTCCCGGTCGGGCCACACCTTGATGCAGCGTCCCACGGGGCGGGGCACGGCGTCGCCTGCTGCGGCCCGCACGGCGCCGTGGAGGTGGCGGAGTTCGTGGGCGTACTCGTCGGCCCACGGCTGGCACACGATCCACTGGTGCTGGGTGCGGAGCACGCCGGCCTCAGAGGTGAGGGTGGCCGTGTCCGGTGGTTCGAGGCCGCGGTCTTCGCGCACGAGCCGGGCCCAGGAGTGGAGGGTGGCGATGGCGCCGTGCCCATCGGTGTCGTCCCACGCTGAGCGCCAGTCGGTGTGGTGTACCGCGGTGAGGTCGAGGGGCGGGGTGGAGCGGAACCCTGGGGAGCCGCGCTCGGTGGTCTTGCGGGCCTTGATCAGCGGGAGGGTGGGCAAGTAGTCCTCCAGCTCCCGGAGGTGGCGGAGGATGCGGTTGGAGCAGTCGAAGCACACCAGCGCCCCGCCGGTGGCGTGCTTGGGGTTGTGGGGGCAGACCACACAGGTCTGGACGTGCTCGCTCACTGGGGGTCTCCGGGAAGTAGTCCGAGCATGTCGAGGAGGTGGCGGCAGTCGTCGGGCCCGGTGGCGTGGTGGGCGACGGCCAGGCGGGCGCGCTGCTCCTGTTCGGGGGTGGGTGGGTCGGTGACGGTGAGGGACAGCCGGTCGGGGCGGGTGGAGTCAGACATCAGCGGGCCTCCTCGTGAGTTCGGCGGCGCGGTGCCGCAGGGTCGCGCGGGTGATCTCGAAGCCGCGGTCCACGCCTGCTTCGCGGGCGGGGTCGCCGGAGGTGCGGGGGATGGCTTGCAGCGACTTGTCCAGGCGGTGGAGTTCGGCGGCGATGATGTGCGGGGCGGCTGCGGCGAGGATCGGCCCAACGAAGTCGGCGCACAGGTCGCCGATCACCAGGTCGTGTTCATCCTCGACGCGCCAGAACGCCGCGTTGGCGGCTTCCCGGGCGAGGAACGGGACGAGATCGGACATCAGTGCTCCTCGGGTCGGTGGCCGGTGAGTAGTGCCACGAGGTCGTTGACGGTGCAGGTGACCCACTGGCGGCCGGGGTCGCTGACCCCGTGGCGTTTGTGGATGAGCAGGGCGGCTATGGCGTCGTCGTTGCTGCGGGCGGTCTCGGCTTCGGCGTGGTGCTGGGCGAGGTTGGGGCGGGCGGTGTCCTTGCACTCCAGGACCACCCGCCCGCCCCCGGTGGTGCGGACACCGCCGATGTCGCCGCGGTCCTTCGCGCCGGTTTTCGGCCGGCGGTCGATGCGGTCGTCGACGTGGGCGGCGAGGTGATCGGCAATGGCGCGCTCGAACCGGGCCCCCGCCGCTTTGGCGGAGGCCCGGGAACGCGAGCGGGTGGAGGTCACGCCTTGCCCTCCAGTGCGGTGGTGATGGCCTGCACGGTGGGGCAGGGCCAGTCCACGGGATGCTCGTTGACGCCCTGGTAGCCGCATTCGTCGCAGACGCCGTGGCTGCCGGGCTGGTGCAGGTCGAGCACGGCCGCCAGGGCGTCGAACGCTCGCGGGGCGTAGCGGTCGCGGCGGGGCGTGGGCTGCACCCCGTGTCCGGGCACCAGGTGCCACTCGTGCGGGGGCTCGGCGTACGCCTCCACGGCGGCGCGGGGGTCACTGGGCACGGTGGGCCTCCTGGTCGTGCTGCTGCCATGCGGTGGTCTGCTGGTCGGGGTCGGTGGCGGGTTGGGTCCAGTCGCAGCCGTCCCGGAGACACACCACCCCGGCGGGGTGGGCGAAGAAGCACACGTCAGCCACGGTGGGTCTCCTTGGCGTCTCGGATGGCTGCTGCGGTCGGGGTGAGGGTGTAGGTGGGCAGGTCGTCGCCGCTGGGGATGCGGGTCACGTCGAGGTCACGGGACCGCAGCCAGGACACGAGCCCGTCGGTGGCGGCGGGATGGACCACGAGCTGCCATGTCTCGCCTGAGGGCGGGGTGCTCACCGGTCGGTCTCCTTCCCGGTGTCGGCGGGCGCGACCCACCTGGTGCCGTGACTTTCCTCCGAGGTGAGCCCGGACAGGGCGCGGAGGGTGGTGACCGCAACGGCCGCACGTCGCCGGTACACGCTCCGGCTACTCTCGGGCAGGTCAGCCCACGCGCCCCACTCGTCCTCGTACATGGCTCGTGCCACCAGCTCGACGATGTGGGTTTGGACCATCTCAGGGTCCTGGGTCGACCTCAGTGCGATGCGCTTCCTGACGAGGTCGAGCAGCTCCTCCAGGGCGTAGTGATAGTCCACGTCCTCGGCTGGGAATGCCTCGTCGAGCATGGCCCGCAGCTCGATAGCCACGGGGTCGCCAGCCGACGACGGAGCCCGCCATCCAGCGGCGACCAGGCGGCGGGCAACATCGCGGTACACGTCCTGCACGCTCTCCGGCATCGCGCCCCAGGCGTCATTGCCGCCGAAGCCGTCGCACATGACCTGCGCGGCCTCCTCGATGGCGGTGTCGGTCCAGTCCACGTCAGCCGGGTCGATCTCGTAGTCGGGCATGGTCAGTCCTCCTCGGTGGTGGGGATGCGGGTGTCGCCGATCTGCGACCAGTCGGTCACGTCGGGGGTGCGGGCGGACTCGTAGGCCATCGCGTCGAGAGCGGCCTCCCGAGCAGCGTGGGCGTCCGCTGGGGTGTCGGCGGCGGGCTCGGACAGGGCAGCGCGGGCCTCCACATCCGCAGGACTCGGAGGCTCAGGTGTGTCCTCGGGGATCTCGCCGAGCATGATCGCCAACGCCCACATGACCCGGTCGTAGCGCCACTTCTCGGCCGTCACGAGGTATTGCGAGATCACCCGCCGGGCCTCGCGCACCGCCTCGCGCTTCGCCTCCAGCTTGTTCGCGCGCTGCTCCCGCTGCCGTTCGATCTCGGTGCGGAGCTGGATGACCGTGCCGCGCAGCCGGTCGGCCTCAGCGCGGGCCTCGTCGCGCTGGCTGGCGATCAGTGCCACGTCGGCGGCGAGACCCTGCCCGGCCCCCTGGGTGCCGGGCGGCAGAGCCCGGTCAAGGACGGCGCGCCACTCAGTGACGATCGCCTCCTGCGCGGCGTGGAGCTGGTTGACCGTGCCGCGCAGCCGCTTCACCTCGGCGCGGGTCTCGTCCCGCTCGGCGCGGAGATTGGCCATGATCTGCATCCCGTCGCGGGCGATCCGGTCCAGCTCACGACGCAGCTGGCCGCAGTGCTGCACGTGGCGGCCGGTGTCCTCCACGGCCTCGGCGATGGCCTCGTGTGCCCGGCGCCGCCAGGTGCGCACCTGGCGGGTCTGCTTCCGCAGGAGGTGCCACAGGGCGGCACGCTCGGCGGTCAGCCGCTCCACCTCGGCGTGCGCGATGTCGGCGGCGCGGTCGAGGTCGACGGCGCGGCGGCCGGTTCCGTCGCTCCACGACTCGGCGTAGAGCCTGCTGCGCAGGCTGTCGGGGATGGCGTTGGCGGCGTCGTGGAGCTGCTGCTCCCACGACTCGGGGGTGGTGGTCATCGCGGGAACGCTCCGTTCGTGATCAGGGTGGCGAGCATGCGCAGGTGGTGGAGGACCATGTCCGCCAGCGCTTCGGCGCCGCTTCCTGCCCGGTCGTGTGCGGCGTGGTGGTGCGCGGCGATCACGTCGCGCGCGGCGCCCTGGTCGTTGTTGAGGTGCGCGGCAACGGACTGGAGCGCGGCCAGCGCGGCCGGGTCGTCGTGATCCTTGGGGGCGCTGTCGAGATGGGTGATGCCCCAGAACTCGTCGCCGTCGAGCAGGTGGGCGTTGAGCTTGCGCAGTCCGGCGGAGACGAGGATCGGGCCGACGGAGGCGAGGTACCACAGCCGCGTGAAGCCGACCTCGGGGTCGTCGGTGAGGTAGTCGGCGAGCGCGGTTGCCGCGGTGTCGCGGTCGCCGTCGGCAGCCAACTCGGCGATGCGCAGGAACTCGGCGGCGAGTTCCATCGACTCGTCTGCGTTCGGTGGCCGGTCGGTGGGAGTGTCGGTCACGATGCCTCCAGGGCTGTCGCGGGGTGGTGGATGAGGGGGCGGAGGATGGCGGCGGCCAGGACGGGGCTGGTAGTCACGTCATGCACCAGCCGTTGTCGCACTCACCGGAGTCGTCCCCCTCTGCCCAGATCGGCAGGGTTTGCACGCCGTCGGGTACGGCCTCGGGCAGCGGCACACCTGCGTTGGACAGGTACACGGGTTCGCGCCCGGCGCGGCGCTCTCGGTCGATGAAATGGCGCTCCAGGTCGACGCACATCTGCCATGTGCCGGGCTCGTTGGCTCGCATGGCTGCCCACTGATCGAGGCGGCGGTTGGGGCAGAACCAACAGGCCGACTTGCCGGGGATGGGCAGACCAGCGTCGGCGATGAGCCGCTGGCAGTCGGCACGGTTCATGCCGAGGTCCAGCAGCGGGTAGACGAGTCGCTCGTGCCGGTTGGCGCGGGAGGGGTTGGCGCGGTGGATCTCGTCCAAGGAGATGCCGAGCAGCACCGTGGCTGGGTCGTCGGCGGTGGCGCCTTGCTCACGCAACCACCGGCCGGTGACGCTGACCTTGAAGTCGGCCGTGCAGGATCGGCCACCGGGTTTGCCGCTGGAGAGCCGCACGGGGATGGTGTGCGAGCGCGACCCGTCGCGCGTGATGCGACCGAGGATGGTATCTCGGGTGCCGTCGCGCGTGGTGCGGTGCAGTTCGTGGACCGGGATGCCATGGGCGGCGGCGTAGGGCTTGGCGACCTCGCGCACGTACCGCAGCGACCGGGGGTCCTCGCTGTCGTCGCCGACGTTCGCGAACAGCGCGGCGTCGATGTTGAGCTTGCCTTGCGCGGCGAGCACGAGCATGGCGGTGGACTGGACACCTCCGCCGTAGGAGATCACGGTCACGGTCACGACGTGCCTCCGGTGAGGTGCTGGATGAGGCGGTCGGGGTCGGTGCCTTCGAGGTCGGGCGCGCCGTGGGTGACGACCCCGTCGGGTGTGGCGCGGTAGACGGCCGAGGCGGGTCGCCCGTCGGGCCACGCCACGGTGGAGATCACGTAGTGCTGGCCGTCGATGTCGATGTGCTGCCCGAGGGGCACGTCGTCGTGGCGGGTGAGGGTCATCGGGTCTCCCGGTGTTGGGTGAGCCAGTCGCGCATGTGCTCGGAGCGGAGTCGTGTGCGGGACCAGGCGGGCGGGGTGTGGTCGGTGGTGTGCTCGATCGGGGCGGGGCGGCGGGCGAAGCTGGGGATGCGGGGGTAGGCCCAGCGCTCGAGGACGTCGTCCCACGGCGGGGAGGTGTCGATGGGGCAGTGCCACTGGCGGTGGTCGTCCTCCCAGCCGTCCAGCCACGCCGGTATCCCTGCGGGGGACTCTGTGCCGCATTCGCAGTGGCTGATCTGGCCCAGGAGAGCCGGGGAGAGGTCGCCGGGGGTCATGACACTCTCCGCCCCTTCGGATGGCATGTGGGGCAGCGAGCGACGGACCCGTCTGGGAGTTCGACGTGCCGGGTCTCGTTGCACTGTCCACAAGGGCTGTGGACAACTTCCAGGCGTGGGCGGAATTGGTGACCCCCTCCCCTCCCCCCCATAGGGGGGGTCGGGTCGGGTCGGGTCGGGGCAGCGTTAGTCACGCCGTTACGCACACCGTTACTTCCGGCGTTACTGCCACCGTGACCGCTGGCGTTACGTCGGGACTCGCGCCACTTCCGCTGACGCTCCGCCGCCGCCTCCCGCTCCGCCTTCACCTTCTCCGCCGACGGATTCCGGTCGAACCAGTCGTGGAACTGGTAGCCCTTCTCGGCGTGCCTCCACAGCCCAGCGGCGACCAGCTTCTCCGCCAGCTCCGTGCCGCCAGGGATCAACCGGGGGACGACGTAGGCGGGCACGAACCCGTCGGTGAGGTTCGAGCCGCACCACGACCCCGCGACCACCCACAGACCGAGGGCGTCGGCGTCCGTGGCCATCACCTTGGGGTGCGAGTGGAACGTGTCGTCCACCTTGAACCAGGTCATGCGCTTCTCTTTCGTGCAGTGCGCGCCCGCAGCCCGAGACGGCCCCGGATGCGGGCGGTGGTGTAGGTGGTCATGCGGGTGTGGGTGGCGATCTCGACATCGGTCATCCCGGCCTGCCACAGCTCCGCCACGAGGTCCTCACGGTCCCCGGCATCCAGAGCCTCAGCGGGCGTGCGCCCGGCCTTGCACGCCTCGTACAGCCGCCGTTTCAGCCGCATCGACATCGCCACCCCTTGTCACCGCATCCCGACCGCGGCGTTCACATCGAGCCCCCCGCAGTCACAGCGCCCGCCGTGCCACCACGGGCACCCCTCGACGTGACGGCGACCCGGCCGCTCCTGCCCGTGGTTGGTCAGCTCGCCGTCGTCTCCGAGCAGCACGTACCCGTGCCACGTCTTGACCGGTATGACCTCCCAGTCGTCCCACGACGGCACCATCCAGCCCTCGTCGTAGGACTCCGCGGGATGCTCGGTGATCCAGCGGTGGCAGGGGTGGCACAGGTGCAGCCCGTTCGATGGCGCCCACGGCCCGCCCTGCGAGCGGTTGCGGCGGTGGTGCCACTCCCGCGCCCGCCCCTGGCATCCGGGGAGCTGGACTTCGCACACGTCGCCGGAGCGTTCCCGCACGATCCGACGAGCCTGCTTCTCCTTCACGCCGCCCCCCTCAGATATCCGCGCAGCGTCGCCACCTTGATCCCGAACTTGGCCGCGATCTGCTCGTCACTCATGAACCCGGACAGGTGCGGGTACTCCTCGGCGACCCGCTGCCGCACCGACACCCGCTCCCCCGCGTCGGTGTGCGGTGTGGCGGCCGGGTCGTCGAGGGCGTCGTCGTCCCAAGCCATCGGCGGGCCCCAGCCGCGGCGACGCGCGTAGGCGCGGGCCCGCTGCGCGGCGGACTTCTCGTGCCACGTCGACTCCGGCGGCGCCTGATCCCACATCCGCTCGTACAGGGCCCGCACCGTGCGTGCCGTGTCCGCGCGCACCCGCTCGCACCGCAACGTGCGGCCGAAGTTCGTGGGCAACATGCCCACCTGTTCGGCGAGCCTGGCCTGTGACCAGCCCAGCGCGATCAACGCCTGAAGGCGTCGGCGGGTGCCGGTGCCGTCCACTAGCACCGAGGCGCCCAGCACGTCGAGGCTGGCCCGCACGGCGAGGATCCGCCGCGCGTTGTGGGGCCGCACCCGTTTCGTCGGGGCCTGCCCCCTGCGCGGATCCCCGTACAGGATCTTGCGCAGCACGTTCGGGTGGAGACCAGCCAGCGCGGCGATGCGCCGCGGCCCCATCCCTGCGGCCTGCAATGCGCGGATGTGCTGCCTCACCGGTTCGGCGTCGACCAGCTCGATACGGCCATAGGCGGCCTGGCGGGTGCGCCACCGCTCGTACTCGCGGATGGCCCGGCGGCAGTCGTCGCAGCGGCACTTCTCGTGGACGTACTTCGCGCGGGAGCCGTGAGGACGGACCTTCGTGGTCACTGGTCACCGCCCTCGTCGGGCTGGGCCAGGCACAGCCGCAGGAAGTCGCGGTAGGCGTTGAGCTGTTCCACGGTGGCGGTCTGGAGGTCCTGGCCGTCGTTCTCCTCTGCGAAGCCCTGAGCGAGTTTCTCGGCCGTCCAGTTCATCTCCTGCGCCGCCGACCACAGGTCCCGCTTGGCCTCATCCAGCTCCGAACGCACCGGCGCCTGCACCGTCTGCGCCTTGGCCGGGTCGCAACCGAGGATGTCGAAGATGAACCGCTCCAGGCTCAGGTCCGGGTCCTGCACCGGCTTGTCCCGGCCCGGGCGGATCGGGTGGTCCACCGAGCGCATCCCCACCACCGTGGGCGGGCCACTACGGGAGAGCCTGACCCAGGCGTGGCAGTCGAATCCGAGGTTCTTCTGCCCCTCCACCTTGTACTCGCGCGAGTTCGGGACGGGCTTGCCGTTGGCGTCGGTGCTGGAAACCTCTTTGCCGCGCGCAGTGACCACGGCGATGCCGGGGAAGTGCTTCAGCGGCTCCAGGAAGTGCTCGTAGTGCAGCTCGGTGACGTGGGTCCAGTGGTTGCGGTCAATCGGCACGTCGGCGTTGGGGTCGTCGGCGAGGATCTTCCGCCCGTACTTCGAGGCGCGGGCGCGCTGCTCGGCGATCGTCTTCAGCAGGTCCCACTCGGCGGTGGCGGAGTCGACGGCCAGCATCACCGGAGGCTCGCCCGCCTCCTGCGCCTCGCGGGCCGCCGCGGTGGCGTCAGCGATGGCCTGCACCAGTCCTTGCCAGGTGCCGTTGTGCTCGACGATCTCGTAGTCCGCGCCGGGGATCGCGCCGTACTGGTCGGCGGTTCCCTCGCTGCCCAGCTCGATCCACAGCTTGCGACCGATGCGGTCGGACGCGGTGAGTTCGGCGACCATCCAGGACTTGCCGGCCTTCTCCTCGCCCTCGACGAGCAGCAGCGGCCACGGCACTTGCCCGGTCGGCTTGCGGGTTCGGATGCTCACTTGGTCTTCTCCAGTCGGTCACGGATGGGTCCGCTGTGGGTGCAGTGCGGGCACGGCGTCACGAACCGGCCCCCGGTCTCGGTGTCCCAGCCCTGCACGAGGCGGGCCCCGCTGCACAGGCACTCGCGCGGGGCACGCCACTCGACGGGCAGCACGAGATCCCTCACGCCACGGCCCTCAGCGGTTCGGGGGTGCAGGCGCGGCACGCTCGAACCCATGCCTCGCCGAGGTGCAGCGGCGGCAGGGTCGTGGTGTGGCCGCAGCACACCCACCGCACGCAGGTCATGTAGACCTCCATCTGTCGCCCCTGCTTGGGGCAGTGCGGACACCGGTAGGGCGTCTTCTCGACGAGGTTCAGCAGGCGGCCGGTCATCGGGCACCCGCCTCGAACTCTTCGAGGGACAGCACCTTCTGCGGGAGCTTCGTCGGGGTCTCGGAATGCACGATCTCGACGCGCAGACCGTGCGCTGTCTGGCCCTGTGCGCGGTACGTACCGCAGGCCACCGTGGCGCAGTCGATGCCGATGCTGCGGGCCCACGCCGCGAACCCGCCACGTGGATCGTCGGCGCCGGGGTCGATGTAGACGCCGACCTCGCCGGTCCTGAGTGCGACGGTGAGGATGTGGTGGGCGATGTCGTGCTGCTCAGCGTGAGCGGCGATGGCGCGGAGCTGATCCACGGCGGTCATGACGGGCTCCAAACGAGTTGGATGAGCGAGAACAGGCAGGTCATGCCGGGCCCGGCGGCGATGGCCAGGGCGAGAACGGCGACAATGAGCCACCGCAGCGACAGCGGGCGGCGGGTCACGCAAGCACCCCCGCCCGGGACAGCTCGCCGTCCACGTCGAAGAACTCGTGCTCCCGGTCCGGCGGCACGATGTCCTCCGTGGCGGCGAGGTACGCGGCCAGCGCGGTCCGGTCGTAGGTGAGCACCGCCCTGCCCGACGGCGGCGACAGCACGACCTGCACGCACGACCGCACCGGGCGCACATGCACGTCCCCGTCTCCGGTGGGCTCCCGCAGACCGAGGGCCACCAGGTCGCGGGCGAACACCCACGACGGGGTGCCGGGTTCGATGTTGAGCACCAGCGCGAACGGATAGACGTCGCGCCAGCACCACATGGTCGTGATCTGCACCAGGTCACCGCGCGGGCCCTCGTAGGCGCACGGCAGCGGCCGAACCACGGCGGTCATCACACCCACCCCCAGCCGACAGCTGCGAACGGGGCGGTCACGGAGGCCAGGCCAGCGAGCAGGATGGTCGCGAAGCAGCCGACGGTGGCGCGGTCGTTGCGGCGGTCGACCTCTTCCCAGCGCACCGCGCGCATCATCTGCACCGGGATCGGCCGGGTTCCGCCCCTGCGGCGGCGGAGCCTCTTGTACTGGTCGGATACGATCTGGATCGTCACCGGAGTTCCTTTCGAGTTGGTGTTCGGTGGCACTGGCGGGTCGGTGTAGGCGCACCGGCCCGCCGTCTTTCGTCAGGCGACGGTCAGCAGTGGCTTCTCGCCGCCCATGCGCTTGTGTAGTTCGTGCAGGCCCTTCGCGGTGACACGGACCTGGCTGGTGACCTGCTGCTCACGGGTGCGCGGGTGCTCGAACGTGCGGGAGCGGCGCACGAGACGGCCCAGGTCGACCTGCGCCTGGTACGGGGTGCCGCCCTGGTCGCACCAGCCGACGTCCCGGAGGTAGCGGGCCAACCGGTTCTGACCGGTGGTGATGGCCGGGTCGCGGTCGAGGATCTGCGCCGCATCCCGCAGCGAGTAGTCCCCATCCGCCTCGGCCAGCGTCTCCCACGACTTCGCCTTCGGCTCCAGCTCGGCGGCGCGCTCCAGCGCGGCCACGTACTGGCGGGCCATCTCCAGCTCGGTCATGGGCTTCTGCCGGTTGTCGACCACGCCGGTCTCGCGCAGCTCCCGCAGGATCGCCTTCACGCGCGCCTTGATGGACTTAGCCGACGGCAGGGTGGAGCGGAAGATCAGCTCCCAGATCCCGTCCTCGTAGATGACGGACATCTGCTGGTCACCGCCAGGGGTACGGCAAATAGCCGTACCCTTCTCGTCGGCTTCGAGCATCTTCAGCGCGTCGCTGGTGCGCGTGTATCCCATAGCTCGCGAGAAGACCGGCGCCTGTACATACGGCGTTCCGCTGTCGGTCAGGCCGAAGTGCTCGCGCGCCAGGCCGTCTCCGGCGGTGGTGAACAAGTCGAGTTCGGACACGGGTGCCTCCTCTCAGGCGGCGCGGTGGTGGGTGACGGGCGGGAGGAGCGCGGCGAGGTGTGCCGCCTGCGCGGCGGTGGGGGCGGGCCAGTCGGCGACGAGGCGCCGGGCCCGCTCGCGGAGATCAGACCTCGCCGCATCCGCCGCATTGGTTGCAGGACTGGTCGCCCTTGCGGGGGTCTCTGGAGTCGACGGGGACGCTGCCGCTTCCTCCGCACCGTCCGCAGGGGTAGCGACGTGGTGGTTTGGGCCCGGGCTTGCCGGGGCCTGCGAATCCGAGCATTCAGACCACCTGGGCATCGTCAGCCACCAAGAGCAGCGCGTCGCGGCGCACCTTCAGTGCGGCGCACAGTGCCTTGAAGTTCGAGGCGGAGGGCTGGGTGTAGCCGGATTCCCACTGGGCGATGGCACTGCGGTCGACGCGGAGCTTCGCGGCGAGCGCCACCTGCGTGTACCCAGCGTCCTCACGCGCCCGCTGGACGGCTGGCCCGTCGACCTTGCGTTGTCTCATGTTAGGTGACGTTAGACCATGTTGAGTCACGTTTCAAGCCAGAAAGATAGGCCGAACGCCAGTTAACGTCACTCCGTATGGACCTGTAACGTCGAGAGCTGCCAGAACGATGTTTTTTGCCACGTTCGCGCGTCTGGACATCTAACGTTTACTAACGTCAGTATGTTCACTCATGACGACGTACGAGCCCGGCAGCATCGGCTGGTGGATGGACGAGCGACGCGGGGAACTTGACCTGACCTGGGAAGACGTCGCCGCCGACGCAGGGGTCTCTGCGGAGACGCTCTACCGAGCCGCAGCCGGGCGACCGATGCGCACCCGCACCCGCAAGGGCATCGAGCGAGCCCTCTCATGGGCCAGCGGGAGCGTCGACGTCATCCTGCGGGGAGGCGACCCAACACCCCAAGATGCCCCAATCGAATCCTCCACAAAGGACGACGACCGGACGGCGCGCATCGACGAACTACGCGCAATGGCAGCAGAATTGACCGCCTACGCCGAACGGCTGACCACGGAGATCGAGCGGCTGCACGCAGAGCAACAGAGCGAGAAAACAGATCGGTAACTCACCCGAAACGCCTATTCCAGGGCACCGTGGGCGGTAGTAGCGTGCTGGGTCTGCCTGGGGAGGGCAGATCACAAGGGAGACCCCGACATGCCCGATTCACTTGATGAACTGCAGCGCGAACTCGCCCGAATCCGCCGGCGGCTGAAAGACATCACTACCGAGCTGGATGCGGAGAAACGCCGCCACACTCGACGACGCTAGCCCCGATCGAACACGACGCGGTCCGACACGGGCGCCGGCACGCGGTGCCGACCCCGCGTCGCGGACCGCATCACCCGCACCACCCCGAGCCACTCGGGTGAGAACACCGCCCGCGCCACCTCGCGGCGCACGTGAATATCCGTGGCCGCCCACCGGTCCGCCGCACCCTCACCCACCAGGCCGTGCAGCACCGACGGAGTTGACAGCTCCGCCTGCCGGGCCTCCAGGTCCGTGATCTGCCCCGCGAGGCGCTCCACGAGTTTGGCGAGGATGCGCGCCTCATGCACCGACTCCGGGTCGCTGCGCTCGGCCTCCGCCATCTCCAGGCGTAGCCGCGCGATCTCCGTGTCCAGCCGGGCCAGCTCGTCGTCCGCGCCCGACCGGTGCGCCGAGATCGCCGCATGCACATCGGGCCGCGCCAGGTACTCCAGCAGCACCGACTCCACCCAGCCGTCGAGCTGGTCCTTGCGCACCAGCACACACCCCCGGCCGCAGCGGTACCGGTCCGCGCCCCGCCGCTCGATCACCGTCAGTGGCCTGCCGCACGGCCCGCACACCGCGATCCGCGACAGCCAGTGCCGCGCCCCACCCGGCCGCCACGTCCGCCGCGCCGGATCACGCAACATCCGCTGCACCGTCAGGAAGTCCGCCTCGTCCACCAGCGGCGGCCACTGGCCCTTCGTCACCGTCCCCATCCCCATGTGACGGCGGCCCCGCGCACCCGGGGCGTGCAGCCGCAGCCCCGCGTTCGTCGGCGACAGCGCCAGCGACGCCAAGTGCGTGTTCGTCCACCGCTTCCCGTAGCGGGTGGTGATACCTCGCCGCGCCCAGTCCTCCTCGATCGCCAGGAACGTGTCCCCCGCCAGCAATCGTCGGTACAGCTCCCGCACGTGCTCGGCCTCCACCGGGTGCGGGCGCTGCTCCACGATCACCCGCTTGCCGCCCCGCACGTCATACACGCGCTCATACCCGTACGGGATGCGCCCCGTCGGGCGACCCTCCCGCGCCAGCGCCGCCGCATCCCGCCGCAACCGCTCCGACGTCTTCGACGACTCGTACTCCGAGTCCACCGCGTCTTCGAGCATGGTGCGCCGATCCCGGCCGTTGGCGGGGTCGTAAAGACGGCCGTGGGTGTGGACCCACACCCGCACGCCCCGGTCCTCCAGCAGGTCGAGCAGCACCGCCCACTCCCCCACCCGGCGAGAGCCGCGGGACGACTCCCACAGCCCGAGGATGCCGGCGCCGAACCGGTCTGCGCGGAGATCGTCGACGAGACGTTCGTAGCCGTCGCGGGTGCCGCGCGCATACCGGGACGCAGAGCCGACGTCGCGGTACGGGTCCGGGTGGACCGTCCACTGCTGGTGTTCGGCGTCCCGCGCGAGATCGTCGGACTGCTCGTGAGGACTCTTCTCCCGGCCGCTGGTGTCAGTGGAGACGCGGAGGTAGAACCGGATGCCGCCTTGCGTGGTCTGGGCCAT